AGTACTGGTAATTTACATCGTTGGGTTTGTACAGCAGATACCGATTCTGCTGGTAGTCTTATGGCTACTTTAGCAATTAGTCCGACTATTGTTTTTGCAGGCGCAGATAATCTTGCTTATGATAATGTTGATGCGCTGCCGGTAGATAATGATGCTATGAGTTTTGTAGGTACTGAAGCTACTTCGTATCCGCAGAATTTAGTTTTTCATCCTAATGCATTTTGTTTGGTTACTCTGCCTATTGAGATGCCTGCAAATGTCTGGGGTGCGCGTGAAACTGATGCAGATGCCGGCATGTCTATTCGTGTAGTAAAACAGTATGATATTGATACAGATGATGAGATTATCCGTATGGATATTCTTTATGGTGTGAAAACTCTGTATCCGGATATGGCAGTAAGGCTTTGGGGTTAAGTTAAATGAGTAAAAGCGTGTAGAGCTGACTAAGCCACAAGCTCTATACGCTTCTTTAAAAAGCAGGGCTTAATAAAAAGGAGATTTAAAAATGGGTTTAAATATTAGATACAGTCCTCTTGATTGGGAACAAAAAAGTAACTCGTTTGATTTTGGTGGTGGACAAATAAATAATTATGTTGCTAGTTCAGTATTCGGACAGACTTTTTGGGTAGATGGTACAGAAGGTGGAGATTCTGATAATGGTTTGACGTTAGATCATGCGTTTAAGACTGTGCAAAAAGCTATTACAGCACAGAATGCTCACAGAGCGCAGGCAGCTAAGGGTTATAATCGTGGCGATAAGATTATAATTATGCCTGGTACTTATGCTGAAGCTCTTACAGGAGATTTAACAAATTGTATGCTTTTAGGTGGTATGCCCTCTAATCCTGATGCAGTAATGATTAAACCAACTACTGCTGGTGCTTATGCAGGGAGTTTAACTAACGCAGTAGTAGATGGAATATCTTTTTATAGTTCAAGTCTTACCAATCCAACATATGCTGCTTTTAGAGCTAGAAATATGGTAGGTTCAACAGTTAATAACTGCCATTTTTATGCCGGTATTGTTGATGCGCTGTCTACTGGGTTTAGAGTTGGAGAAGAAACAAGTACAAGTAATGGTAAAACAATGTCTTGTTGCAGGTTTACTAATAACCTTATCGGAGTTAAAAGTAACATATCGCTTCGTTATGGTTTTGTTATTGGTGTAACTGCGGTTACTGACGCTAATGATAGAAAGGGTTATGTAGATAATACGCTTATTGCCGGCAATAATATTTGTGGAGAACTTTATGGTACAAGAATAGGTGCTTTATATACTTATGGTGCTGGTACTATAATTAGAGATAATTGGATTCATGGCGGTATGCTATATGCTGGAGAATGCCATGAAGGTGGTCTTTATATATATGACAGAGGCCATAACAATAAACTTTTTAAGGCTAGTAACAATCGGATTTCTTCTCATGATACACCTGTGCAAGGTATTCAGGATGGTTGTAATCAGGGTAATATTACAAGTACTGCTAATGCAACACCTGTACAAACGTATCCTGCTTCGTCATAATTAATAATTTAGAGCGTGCGGGTGGCGCCTTGTACCACCCGCATTTAAGGAGAAATAAAATGGCTAGTAATAATCAATTACTTGGTTCAGGTGTTACAGTAGAAAAGGTAACTAAAGTGAAAGAATCTGCAGAGCTTGGACATCCAAAGAGACTTTATCATAGTGATTTTCCTAAAGGTAAACGAGTTGAAACAAAGCCTGAACAGGAAGAAATGCTTAAACTCGGGTGGGTAGAATCGCCGAGAGATATTGGAAAAGTAGTAGAGAAAAAAGAAGAAGAAGTAAAAGTTAAAGGCTTATTTGATGCTTTGGTTCCAGACAAAAAGTCAAAAGTTGACCTTTCTGACAAGAAAGCTAAAAAGGATAAAAAATAATGTTAGTTTTGGATGTAATAAAATCAGCAATGCGAAAGCTCGGAGCTATAGCAAGCGGAGAAACAGCTACGCCTGCAGAACAAGCAGACGGTCTATCCGCTTTGCAATCTATGCTAAGGTCTTGGTCGGCAGAGAAGATCAATGTTTTTTCCTCAGTACACGAAACTTTTACTTTAGTTGTAGGAACTTATGAGTATAGCTGGGGGATAGGTGAAGATATAAATTCTTTGCGGCCTAATCAGTTAATTGGTGCCGCTATTGCAGATGCTGCTCTTATTACTTATCCGATGGATATTATTTCTGAAGGAAAATATAGAAGAATAACAGATAAAACTCTTAGCAATAGACCTTACAGTATATATGTAAGTTATACTTATCCTTCAGTTAAAGTTTATCTTTACCCAAGACCGGCAGCTGCAGAAACTTTAATCCTTGATAGTTTGAAGCCGTTTACAGAGACTAGCTCATTCGATAGCGTAGATGATACTTTGCAGATGCCTTCGATGTATGAAGAGCCAATTATTTATAATCTTGCTGTACGTATTGCCCCGGAGTTTGGAAAACAAATTCCAGCAAGTGTTGCAGCTGTAGCAATTAGTTCATATAATAGAATTATAACCAGAAACTCAGCAAACTATGTAGAGCCGGTAGGGATAGCAATTCCTGCAGGTTCTACTAGTAGATATAATATAAATACAGGATAAAATTATGCAAATTCCTTTTACTGGTGGTGCTTATACTGGACGAAGTACTAATGCTAATGCACAGCAATGTATAAATTTATTTCCTGTTGTGGATAAGATTGGTGCGAAAGATGAGGTAGTATTGTATGGTACGCCTGGAACTAAACTCTTTAGTACACTTGTAGCAGGGGAAGATTATTCTGTTAGATGCATGCATGTTCTTGGAAATTATCTTTATGCTGTTTATGGCTCGACTGTGTATAAAGTAATTGCAAATGGAACAGTTACTGATCTTGGAGATATTAGTACAAGTACTGGTGCAGTATTTATGGCTGATAATGGAACTGAAATTATTATAGTTGATGGTACGGGTAGTGGATATTTGATTACAGCTGAAGTTTTAGCAGTAATAGTAGATACAGATTTTCCTGTTGCTACAAGTGTTACTTTTCAAGACGGGTATTTTATTATTACGTCAGAAAATGGAACATACTATATTTCAGCTTTATATGATGGAACATCTTGGGATGCGCTAGACTTTGCAAGCGCGGAAGCTGCACCAGATGATGCTCTTAGAGTTATATCCAACTCTAATGATCTTTGGATTTTTGGTGATAAAACTGTAGAAGTATTTTATGATTCTGGTAATGTGGCTTTTCCTTTTACTAAAATTTCTGGTGCGGTTATTGATATAGGACTTGCAGCTGTAGATTCTGCGCTTAAGATTGATGGAACACTTTATTGGCTTTCTACTAACGGTAAAGTTGTAAGAAATTATGGCTATCAAATACAAACAATTTCAACTTCACATATTGAATATCAGATATCAGCGTATGATACTATAACAGACGCAAAGGCATTTACTTACACAATCGCAGGGCATGTTTTTTATGTCTTGATTTTTCCGAGTGCAGACCAGACTTGGATTTACGATATTACTACAGGATTTTGGCATGAATGGCAAAGTTATTCTACTTTAGATATTTTAATTCCTTGGGGTAGAGGTAGACCTAATGCTTGTGTAACCTTTGATAAAAAGCAAATTGTTGGGGATTATCAGTATGGTAGGTTATATGAGTTGGATATGGAAACTTATACTGATAATTTAAACGAAATACGTAGGATTAGAACTAATCAAGTTACTAATAAAGAAAGATTAAGTATTATTTGGCATAGATTGGAGATAGATTTTGAAACAGGTGTTGGGCTTGACGTTGGAGTAATTCCTGGAGAAGATCCTAAAGCTATGCTTCAATGGTCAGATGATGGTGGACATACTTGGTCAAACGAGCATTGGGCTGATATTGGTAAAATAGGTGAGTATGAAATTAGAGCTGTGTGGAGAAGAATGGGAAAGTCAAGAAATAGAATTTTACGACTACAAATTTCAGATCCTGTAAAAATTACAATACTTGGTGCTTATGCTGAACTTGAGGAATGTATGTCATGAGTATAAAACCTCCGTTTAGAGAAGAAATGTTTATATCTCCTAATGTTATGAGTAAATTTTGGGTAAGGTTTTTTCTAGAAATTATTAAGCCTTTAACTGAAGACTCAGAACTTTTTACTGTTAATTCTTCGGGACAAACGCAAGAGTTAATTAAAAATTTACAAGATCTTGTTGCTATAACTGAAACACCAGTAGAAAACGTACAAGAACTTATTCAAAAGATAAAAGATTTTATAGGTATAAACGAAGTACCAGTAGAAGATTTTCGGGCACGATTGCAAGACCTAGAAGATCTTATAGCTATTACAGCAGAAATAAAATCTGGTGCTGTTTTAGTTGCTGGAGAAGATGGAGAAATTCAATACAATAAAAACGGTGTACTTGGTGCTGACGATTCATTTAGTTTTAATTATGCAGATGATGAATTACTTTACACTGGCGATTTTCAAATAGTTGGAAATGTAAAAATTGGTGCGAGTATTGTCAATTTTACTACCATTGATAGTACTGGGGATATAAAACAAACAGGAAGTGCTACAGCAGAATTAGCTGACGGAAGTAGTTTAAAAACAGATGCTGCTCCCGCTGCGGATAAAGACTTAGCGAATAAAAAATATGTTGATGATACTATTTCAGGTGCAATCGCTGGAGCAGCTACAGGTGTTGGTACTACCGCTAATCGGCCAGCTGGACCTGCAACTGGTTGTGGTTATTTTGATACTACGCTTGGAATACCTATTTGGTATGACGGAGCAAATTGGATAAATGCTTCAGGAACAACGGTATAAGTAAAGGAGATTTAAAATGGCAAATACTTTAGTAGATATGTATAATGCTCAACCAGCTGCTGCAAATACTACGCTTTATACTGCTGCAGCAAATACAAGAGTTAAAATTTTAGCTGCAAGTGTAGTAAACGATACTACAACGTCTAAGTATATTTCATTTCACAGAGTTCCAAGTGGTGGAGCAGTTGGAGATGCTAATATGATTATAAATCAAAAAGTTATTGGGTCGAGAGAATCTGTTTCGTTGTGGGAATTGCT